CAAATGGAAATGGAAAAATGGCTTCTGTTCCTACATATAGCCAATCTTCTCCATTGGATGCTAGTGGCATTAGTACTATAACAAATTTTCCAGATGAGTATGAGTATTTAGTTACGTTATACGCAGCAGTAAAAGCATTGCAACAAAACATGACAGCTAAACATGGAAATACAGATATTTCTACTGCACTAACAGCTATTAACACAGAGATAGATGAAACACTAGCAATAGCAGATAGTGCTTCTACTGAAATAGGATTAGCTAACGCAGAGATAGATAAAGCAACAGCAGAAGTTGCTCTTGCTAATGCAGAAGTAGACTTAATGAATGCTGAAGTTGACTTGTCAAATGCAGAGTTAGATGAAGCTCTAGTATTAGTTGATTCAGGCATAGATACTGCAACCACAGCTATAAATACAGCTGTTGATAGAGTAAATGCAGCTGTTACATTGTCTAATACGCAATTTGATAGTGCTGTTACTGCAAATACAGCAGAAGATATTGAGTTAGCATCTTCTCATGTAAACGCTGGTAATGGTTTTTTAAGTGAAGCTCAAGGAAGTTTAGGTGAGGCGCAAGGTTATGTTAATGAAGTTTCAGCTAGGGTAAATCAAGTACAGTCTCAAATTGCTGTTGCTCAAGGATTTCTTGGAACGGCAAGCGGTTATGGTAGTGTAGCTCAGGGATACTTAGGAACTGCTACTGGATATATAAATACAGCTCAAGGTTTTATAGCTACAGCAAATGCATATTTAGCTCAGATACAGGCAAAGCTTAATATATCTCAAGCATATGCAAATGAAGCACAGTCTAGATTAGCAGTAGATACTACAGAATATAATTGGTATCAGACTCAACAAGCAAAATTACAAGCTGATTACGATAAAGGTATTCAGATAATGAGAGGTGCATAGTGGCTAAAACTCTAGTAACATTAAATACATCTCCAACTCCTACATTGGTAACTCTTAATACTTCTCCGTCTTGGACTGGTGTTACTTTAAATACGTCTCCTTCTTGGACACTTATAGGAAGCGTAAAAGATATGACTGTAAATAATTGGGAAGATGAGACTAGAACATGGCAACAGATTGGATTGCTAGGAAAGGATTCTGACTAATGGCTGTACATAGTTTAACAGTAAAAAAGATTATATCTAGAGTAAGACAAGCTTTTCCAGAAGCTCCAGAAACTTATATAATGAATTTAATTAATGAAGCATTAGTAGAATTAGGAAAGTATAATACTAAAATTGAATATGCTAAGTTAACTACTGTTGCAGATCAACAGTGGTATACGTTAAGTGATACTAATTCTGGTATAGAGGTAAATAAAGTTTATAGAGTAGATTTTATGGATTCGTCTGGAGACTATGTAAAGATACCTAGATTATTAAATAACGAAGTACAAACAATGGATATAGACTAATGGCTAGTAGTTATAATAACCCAGAAGATTTTATTGCTTGGTTTATAACTGGAAATCATATTGCTGTTGTTACTACAAAAGGTAGCGATAGTGATACTATTCATCAAAGAGAAGGTGATTATAAACCTATAGATGAAGCAGTAACGAATGGTGTATTAATGCATTATTCAGCTGAACCAAATGCGGTATCAGCTATTACAGATACTCCAGATATTGATAATACAATGCATTCTTCTTTAATAGATTATGTTAAGTATAGATTGTATCAAGACAAAGCTGGAACTGTTGCTGACGGAAACGTAGCTGCTGTTTCTATGAATATGGCTAGAACTCATGAGTCAAAATGGGTAGAAGCTACAAAAAGATTTGGAATGAAGAAAAGGGATAAAACTGGCGGCCCTAGAAGAATAATGCCAGCAGATTTAAGATAGCCCAAGAGGCGGTGGTGGAGGTAAAAGGAGTATAATATGGCTTTTCCAAAATATCAAACTAAAGAACTTTTAAATAAGATTCTTAATAGCGCAGAAACTGCAATACAAGTAGATATTGTAGCTGGTGCAGAATACGCAGAAGATGCAGCACACACAAGTGCGGACACAGGTAATTTTGTATTAGGTGTACGAAATGATACACTAGCAGCATTAGGTGGAACAGACGGAGACTATGTACCATTTCAAATGAATTCTGATGGAGCTTTATATGTAGCTATTTCAGCATTACCAGCATCTACTGATACAATTGAAGTTGTAGGAGATGCAGCAGAAAATGCAGCGGTAGCTGGTAATCCAGTATTAATCGGTGGTCGCTATGATTCTTCTGGTAGAACATTAGGAGATGGTGATGTAGGTGCTATTGCTCTTGATGCAGACGGAGCAGTTCATATAGCCGATGGCGGTAACACTATAACTGTAGATGGCACTGTAACTGCAAATCTTAGCTCTACTGATAATACAGTATTAGATAATATTTTAACAAAGAATACTGAGATAGATGCTGTATTAGATACTATAGATGCAGATACTGGAGCTATTAAAACAGCAGTAGAAATTATAGATAACGCTATTAGTGGTTCAGAAATGCAAGTAGATGTAGTTGCTTCTTTACCAGCTGGTAGTGCAGCTATCGGTAAGTTAGCAGCTAATAGTGGTGTAGACATTGGTGACGTAGATGTAACTAGTGTTGTACCAGGTACTGGTGCTACTAACCTTGGTAAAGCTGAGGATGCGGCTCATAGTTCTGGTGATACAGGTGTTATGACTCTTGCAGTTAGAAATGATACACCAGCAGCTCTTGGAGGCTCAGATGGTGATTATGCTCCATTGCAAGTAAACTCGGCTGGTTCTTTGTATACTAAGGATGAAACAGGAGAAGCTGGTTCTATATTAGTAACAGGAACAACAGCAGTTACTTCTGCTATTTCTGGTACTGCGTTTATAGCAATACAATTTATTGAAGATAGTGTATTTGATAGTGGTAATGATGGTTTAACTTCAGCTACTAATCAATTGTATCCTAGCACACAATATACTGGAACCGATATAGACGCTGATGGAGGAGCAGTAGCAGATAGCGTATCTTTTCCACAAGGTATGACAATATTTGGAAGGTGGACTGGTTTTAAATTAGCTAGTGGTAAAGTAATTGGTTACTTAGGTTACGTATAATGAAAATGTCTTTAGGACTTACAATTTCTTCTATGGTTACTCAAGTAGCTCGTCTTACTAGAGACTTGTGGACATCTATTAATGATACATGGACAAATGAACAAAGAAAATGGCAAGATATAATTTAAGAATTATGAATAGGAAAATATTATGGCAGCTTTAGGAGCACAAACAATAGCAAGTAGTTATGAGCAACTACTACACGTAGATACTGATGGTGGAGGAAATACTACTACATTAGTACCTATAAAAGATGGAGACAATGGAACAACATTTTGTTTACAAATAGCAACTACTAGTGCATTAATTAATGGTAGTGGTAGTAAGCTTTATTTTAGCGATGCTGGTGGTGAATATTTATCAGGAGATGGAACAAATTTAACTATAACATCTGGTAATGATATTATATTGTCAATGGCAGCTGCTGGTTCAGTTTATCCATCTGGCGATGGTGGGGATAGAAATACATACTATGGTTACGATTCTGGTATAGCTTTAGCAAGTGGTGGTGAGAATAATGTTTTATATGGATATGAAGCTGGAAAAGCTTTGACAACTGGTGACGAAAATGTTATAATTGGAAAAAGTGCTGGTGACGTATTAACAAGTACAAGTGCTACAGTTTTAATTGGTAAAGATGCTGGTGGAGCTATTAATTCTGCTGATGCTGATGGTACAATTGCCATTGGACATTCAGCGTTGAAGGCTCTTACTGATGGTCAAAACAATATTGCTATTGGTCACGTTGCAGCAGATGTCCTGACTGTAAGTAATAGAAATGTAATTCTTGGAGCTGAAGCTTTTACTACAGCAGCTACAGCAACTGGTCAAGATGATAATATAGGTATTGGATATAGAGCTTTAAATAATGCTAACGTACAAGATTTTAATAGAAATGTTGCAATTGGAAGTTTTGCTCTTAGTGCTACTGGAACTAATCAACATACTGGAGCAGTTGCTGTTGGATATGGAACTTTAGCTTCTGCAACAACTGCTACTGCCAATACAGTAATGGGTTATAATGCAGCAACTTCTAATCAAACTGGAATAAGTAATGTTGTTGTTGGATATCAAGCTGCGGATGCCGATACAAATGGTGATGCAAATGTTATAATCGGTAAAGATGCTTTTGGAAACGTAGCTGGTGCTGACCCAGATTATAACGTAGCTATTGGCGTAAATTCTTTATTGGGTGAAAGTGGTTCAACTTGTGCAAGAAATATAGCTGTTGGATATGAAACATTAAAAGAAGCAACAGATGCAGTAAATAATGTTGCTATTGGATACAACGCTGGTATAAACGTAACTACTGGAGACTCAAATGTTATAATTGGTAAAAATGCAGGAGATAGTGCACAAGGAGCTAATCAAAATATAATAATTGGTCAAGATGCTGGCTCAACTTTAACAGGAACAGATGCCTGTATTATTATAGGTCACGACGCTGGTAAGGATATAAATCATGCTGACGCCAATGGAACTGTAGCTATTGGTTATGAAGCTGGTAGCGATATTACAAATGGGCAACACAATACCTTTGTAGGTTATACTGCTGGTAAATTAGCTAATGGACATAATAACGTAGCTCTTGGATATGCAGCTTTTGACCAGACCGCAAATGATTCAAGTGAAAATGTTTATATAGGAGTCGGAGCTGGTGGTGGAGATGATGGGGCAAGCGTAAGTGACCATAATGTTGGTATTGGTAGAGATGCTTTAGGCGGAGCAATGAATGGAGCAAATCAAAATACTTGTTTAGGAAGTAATGCGGGTGCTGCTGTTACCTCTGGAGATACTAATGTGCTAATTGGATTCGAATGTGCTAATGCTGTTACTGAAGGCTATCAAAATGTTGTAGTAGGAGCTTCATGCGCCCCAGCTAATGAAGCGACAGCAGTAAATCAAACTTTAGTTGGATATGGCGTATCTGGAACAGGTAATAATTATGGTGTTATTGGCAACGGAAGTATGACAAGACTTTACGCAGCTGATGATACTGGAGCTACATTATACGCTGGAAGTGCAACAGTTCAAACTTCAGATAGAAGAATAAAAGAAAATATTAAAGATATTTCACTTGGTCTTGATTTTATTAACCAGCTAAATCCAGTTGAATATAATAAAAAGCAACCTGCTGATTATGATGATAGTTTAAAAAAGAATTTACGATGGTATAAAGATGGAAAAGAATCAAGAGTTTTAGATGATACTGAAAAATCTAAATCAAGAATTGGCTTTATTGCTCAAGACGTTGGAGATATTTTAAAAGGATTAGGATTTGATGATAATAATGATATTGTAGATGTTGATAAAGATACAACACAACAACATATAGCATACTCTAAAATTGTAGCTCCTCTTGTTAAAGCAGTTCAGGAGTTATCAGAACAAGTGGAAGATTTAAAGAAACAAATTAATAAATAGGAATAATATGAAAAATTATAAAGCATTAAAATCAGCAAGTAAAGTTTCAGTTGCAAAAGCAAAAGTAATTGACGTAGCAAAAGTTGATGAAGTTAAATACAAAGATGGCGACGATATACCTGATGGAAAAGAAGTTGGTGATGTTAAAGTTGAAGCTGTATCTGAAGTATCTCACGAAGAATTGCAAGTAACAATGAAATCTTATAATGCTTCAACTGGAGCTGAACTAGACGATATTGTTAAAAGTTATAATCTATCATCAATTGAAAGCGATATAGAAGTTTGCAAAAAACAAGTTGCAAGAATACAAGCTGAACAAGCTGATTGGGAAGAGCTAGAAAAAGACTTAAAGGCTCTTTAATATGGGCAAAGCATTTATGTGGACATTTGTAGGATTTTGTTTAGGTTTGGCAGTTGTCGAACTCACGAATGGCGTACCTGCAAAAAAAGTTAATTATGATAGATATGAGGTAAGATATATTTATAGACCTTATCCTAATCAACATTATTATAATTATCGTGTACACCCTGATACTTTTAACAATCAAAGACCACAAAGACAATCTTCTAATGGTAACAATGGAGAGACTAGAACTAATACACAGACTCAAACATTTGACCATACTTCACAGCAAAGAACAGAGAGTTGGGGTACTAAAAATTGAATCAAAAATTTGGAAATCTATATGCGAGATTCTTAGTCGTATTTGGAATATGGGTAGCCTTTGCATTTATGTTTGAGATAGGACACTAATGAAATATTTACCATTATTGTTTTTGATGTCTTGCGCTCCAAATACTATGAATAATTATATTTTAGATAATCAAGAGCAAAGTCATTATTATTTATCAGATGATATACGAGATGGCAGTAGGCATTGGTGTTTAAAGCACACTCAAATGGAAACAATAGAAATTAATAAACCAAGTGTATCAAGCAAATGAAAAAAGATAGAATAGAAAGTTTTTTAAATACATTACTTAAAATGACTGGGATGGTAGCTATAGTGTATATATTTATGATTGTATCATCTTGTGATGATAATATTTACATAGGTGGATACAATAAAGATTTTGAAGAAATAAGTGAATTAATATTTGAAACAGATTCGTTAATAATGACAATACAAAAAGATTTGGATTCTCTAAATGCAAAAGGGTATTAGTGCAGATAGTCAAATACACATATCAATAGCTTTTTTAATAAAAGCAATGATAGGTATTAGTTTGCTAATCGCATCATATTATCAAATACAAATGAAATTTGCAAGCATAGATTCAACGTTAAATGATTTACAAAGTAAAGT